AATAGTTTTTTCCAAATAGGAAGAAATGACATAGCAGGAGCAGGTGGTGGTAATTTTCAAATAAAACCAAATGGTGGAACGTCTATCTTTGATATTACATCAGGTGGCAATGTTGGTATTGGTACTAGTAGTCCTGATGGATTATTGACGTTACTTACAGCAAACTCAAGCACACCAAGACTTCGTTTGCAACATCCAACAAATAATGCTGATGCTACTATTGACACTTATTCTGATGGTAGTGGAACTTATCTAACTATTGGCACAAACGTATATCAAGCAAATGGTACACTTACAAAATTTGATTCAGCAAAAGCTGCTGCATTATCATATTATGACCCTAGTGGTCTAATTCTTTTTTATAATGGTGCTGGGGGTTCTTAAATTTCAGAACGTATGCGTATAGACACCAATGGCAACTTGTTGGTGGGTAAGAGTAACCAAACTGCAAATGTTGCAGGAACTGAAATTGAGGGAAGTGGTACTATAGTTTCTACAAGAGACAACAATACTAATATGTTTCTTAATAGAAAAACAAGTGATGGTGATATAATAGAATTTAGAAAAGACAACACTACTGTGGGAAGTATTGGAACTAGTTCAAGTGGTTCAGATTTTTTTAGAGTTGTTGGTTCTAGAAATTATTTTGATACAGGTGTAGGCAATACAGGACTTAGGTATTATGAAGGATTAAGTACTGTCTATCCTTTTGATACTGATACGAGTAATGCACGAGATAATGCTATTGATTTAGGACTTTCCAATGCAAGATTTGATGACATTTATGCAACTAATGGCACAATCCAAACTTCAGATAGAAATGAAAAGCAAGACATAGAAGAACTAAGTGAAGCAGAGCAAAGAGTAGCTGTCGTTGCTAAAGGTCTTATGAGAAAGTTTAGATGGATAGATTCAGTTGCAGAAAAAGGTGACAATGCAAGAACTCACTTTGGTATTATAGCACAAGACTTACAAGATGCTTTTACAGCAGAGGGGTTAGATGCAAGTAAGTATGCAATGTTTACATCTAACACTTGGTGGGAAAAAGAAATATCTGTAGATGCAGTAGAAGCTGATGAAGAAAATGGCATAGAAGCTAAAGATGCTTACACATATATGGATACTAAAGATGAAGCAACTGAGGGTTATACAGAAAAAACTAGATTAGGTGTTAGATATAATCAATTACTAGCATTTATAATATCTGCAATTTAAATAAAAGGAGTATAAAATGGCAGTAACTTGGACAATAGGAACAATGGAAAGAGACTTAGTGCAGGGAGATAACACAGATATTGTGACTATCTTGCACTGGAGAGCATCTGATGAAGATTCAGATGGTAACACAGGGTCAGCTTATGGCACAGTCAGTGTAACACTTGTAGGTACACCAACACCATATGCAGATATCACAGAGACACAAGCTATTGGATGGGCAAAAGATGCACTTGGTGCAGAGCAAGTGACATCAATAGAAGATGGTATAGCTACTCAGATAGCTGCAAAAGCAAACCCAACAACAGCAAGTGGAGTAACTTGGTAATGACTGAACAGAGCAATGTAATTACCATTGATGGTAAAGAGTACAATCAAGAGGATTTAACTCAAGACCAAACATACTTTATCAATCAGATAAAAGACTTACAAGCTAAAGGTGCTAATCTAAAGTTTCAACTAGACCAAGTAACTGTAGCTCAGAATGCTTTTACAAACTCATTGATACAGTCCTTAAACAAAGAAGAGGAATCTGTGCCAGATGAAGTTAGAAATGAAGCCTGAACTCCAAGTACAACTGGAGCTTGAAGCCCATGAGAAAGAATGTGCAATACGTTACAAAGTAGTTGAAGATAAGCTGTGTGCTTTAGATAAAAGACTTTGGAGACTAGAGGCAATGCTCATGGCTAGTACAGTTACTGTCGTAGCTCTAATGATAAGTATAATATTGAAATAGAAAGGAAAAGAGATGCTTGACCCCATATCAGCTTTTGCTGCAATTACTGCTGGGCACAAAACTATTATGGGTGCTATAAAAATAGGCAAAGATTTAAGCTCTCTTTCCACAGCTATAGGTAAATTTGCACAAGGAGAAGCTCATCTTCAACATGCTGAATCACAGAAAAAGAAGAGTAGGTTCTCTCTTGCAGAAGACTCAGCCATAGAAAAGCACTTTAAGAAAGAAGCTCTAGAAGATATGAGAGATGAGTTACGTAAAGCCTTCTTGTACTTTGGAAAAGCTGGACAATGGGAAAGACTCCAAGCAGAGATTGCCCAAGAAAGAGCTAGGATTAAAAAAGAACTAGCTGAACAGCAGAGAATAAAAGATAGAAACTTAATGATAACCACAGTCACTGCTTTAGTTATACTAGGTATAGTTGGTATTGTCGCTTGGATTAAGTTCTTGCAAGGAGGATTCTAATGTTTAAACTTCTTGTTATAGCTTGTGCTATAGCAGACCCTAAGATGTGTATAACTTTTGAGGACACACTAAAGAAACTAGAGACTGAGCAACAGTGCATAGAAAGAGCTTACGAAATGAGAAGAGATATCGTAGAAGAACTTAAAGATATGAAACCTATTGTTTACAAATGCATTGAACTTCAGAAAGGTAAATTTACATGATGGACTTTTATTTAAGAATATTTAAATTCTTTAATAAACTTAGTAATTATTTTTACATGAAGTATAAAATAGCTTTAAGAGAAAAACAATTTAAGGAACGTACAAGATGATACAAGCATTAATAGCACCAGTAGCTTCATTGTTAGACAAGTTTATCCCAGATGCAGACACTAAGCAAAAGATTGCCCATGAGATTGCAACTATGTCACAGAAACATGCACAGGAGTTAGCAAAAGGTCAACTAGAGATAAACAAAGAAGAAGCTAAACACAGGTCACTGTTTGTTGCAGGTTGGAGACCCTTCTTGGGTTGGATACTAGCTGCTGCAATGGGTTGGCACTTTGTCTTTGCTCCTGCTACAATGTTCTTCTGTGCTTATCTAGGTGTTACTATTCCAGAATTACCAGTGTTTGACATGGATAGTCTTATGACTGTCTTACTTGGTATGCTTGGTTTAGGTGGATTACGTACTGCAGAAAAGATAAAAGGCATAACTAAATAATGGAAGTAGAAATAATAAGTATATTCTTACAAGTATTAACATTACTGGCTGTATGTGCAAACACAGCTATTAACATAGTCTATAGGTTGAAAAAATGAGTCTTTATGAAAACATAAATAAAAGAAAGAAGCTTGGTATATCTAGACCCAAGTCAAAGAGTACTGTATCAGCTAAGTCATACGCAAACATGAAAGCTGGTTTTCCTAAGAAAACAGACAAATACAAGAAGAAAACATAATGACAGCTGAAAAAGAATTGATAGACAAGTTACACAAGGAGGTAACAGAACAGTTACTTCTACGTGTACGTAGTGGAGAAGCGACAGCTAGTGAATTATCAGTAGCTGTTAAATTTCTTAAAGATAATGGAGCATCTTTAGATGTCATAACGTCAGACAATCCTATGGCTAGTTTACTAAAAGAACTACCCTTTGATGTGGGAGAGAAATTACAATGAGAGAAGCACCAAATGCTACACTAAAACATATAGTAGTGACTTTAACAGGAGGTAACTGGACTAAACTAATAGACACAAATGTCCAACGTACTTACCTAATGATACAGAATGACATAGATGCTCATACTATTACTGTAGGATTTGGTACTGATACTACTCCTCCTACTGATGGATTTCAAATAGAAGGTGCAGTCGCTGGTAATAAAATAGGAGATGTTACATTTCAGTTTAACGTAGCTCCTATCAATGCTGTGTGGGCTAAAGCTAGTGATGAACATGACCATCCTATAAATGTTGTATACGATGACTAACATTCCAGAACAACTTAAAGATTTTAGAAACTTTACATACCTTGTATGGTCTCACTTAGGCTTACCTGAACCCACTACAATACAGTATGACATAGCTCACTACTTACAGAACAGTCCAAAACGTAGCATAATAGAAGCTTTTCGTGGTGTAGGTAAGTCTTACATCACTGCTGCATACGTAGTACATCAGCTACTACTTAACCCTGAACTAAAGTTTATGGTTGTATCAGCTTCTAAAGCACGTGCAGATGACTTCTCAACATTCACACAACGTATCATTGTTGAACTTCCTATATGCCAACACCTCGTTGCTAGAGACGGTCAGAGGTGGTCTAAGATAGCTTTTGATGTTGCACCAGCCAAAGCCTCTGGAAGTCCCTCAGTGAAGTCCGTAGGGGTCACAGGACAGCTTACAGGTTCTAGAGCAGACATAATCATTGCAGATGACGTAGAAGTTCCTAACAACTCTATGACTCACATGATGAGAGAGAAGCTGTATGAGACTGTTAAAGAATTTGATGCTGTGTTAAAGCCTGATGGAAAGATTATTTACTTAGGTACACCTCAGAATGAGATGTCCTTATACAACGTACTGCTTAGTCGTGGTTATGACATGAGGATATGGACTGCACGTTATCCTACTCTAGAACGAGCAGAGAAAGCCTATGGGGATAGGTTAGCACCTCTCCTGTATGATTCCCTCCAAAAAGAGCAAAAGGCTCTGTATGGGCTTCCTACAGACCCTAAACGGTTTGATGACCAAGATTTACTAGAAAGAGAACTATCTTATGGTCGTTCTGGTTTTGCATTGCAGTTTATGTTGGACACATCTTTAAGTGACTCTAACAAATATCCACTCAAGTTAAGTGACTTAATCATATATAGCTGTGATAAGGATACTGCTCCTGAGAAAGTTGTCTATGGTATTATGAAACCCATGTTAGACATTCCTAACGTAGGTTTAGCAGGTGATAAGTTCTATGCACCAGAAGATACTATAGGTAGGTTAGACTATCAAGGCTCAGTGTTAGCCATTGACCCCTCAGGTAGAGGTAGTGATGAAACAGCTTATGCAGTTGTTAAGATGTTAAACGGATACTTGTACGTTACTGATGCAGGTGGTGTAGCAGGAGGTTACTCTGAGAGTACACTGCAGCACCTAACTGACCTAGCAAAGATAAACAAGGTTAACATGGTACTTATTGAGAGTAACTTTGGTGATGGTATGTTTACTGAGCTACTAAAGCCATACCTGCTTAAGACGTATCCATGTACCTTAGAAGAGGTTAGACATAGTAAACAGAAGGAAAACAGGATTATAGACACCCTTGAGCCTGTTATGAACCAGCATAGACTTGTTATAGACCCTAAAGTAATACAAAAAGACTATGACAGTGTACAGTCTATGCCACCTGATGTAGGTATTAAGTACATGTTAACGTATCAAATGACACGTATAACTAAGGTTAGAGGAGCTTTAGCACATGATGACAGGCTTGACGTACTTGCTATGGCAGTCCAATACTGGGTTGACCAGATGGCTGCTGATGCAGATACAGAAATACGAAGCAGAAAAGAAGAACTATTAGACTTAGAACTAGATAAATTCATGTCAAACCTCAATATGAGCAAGGAAAAACCTGTTCAACAGAGTTGGATAGAGTTCTAAAGTTACAACCAAGATAGACTCCCTTTCACATATATAACTTATACACTGGTCAGATATCCATTGTTTAAGGGAGTTTTACTTGTTTGACAGTGTTTAGACCTACTGCTGCTACTAGGAGTTAAAGATACTGGTTGTATTTTGGTAGAAAAATCTGAAACAGTATTTAACTTAGAGGAC